AGAAGACGAAAAATATAAAATAGCTATTGTTGATGGAAAGGAACAACCTGTTGGAAACTTTAGGATTGAACCTCCTGGAATTTTTATTGGAAGAGGTTGTCATCCTAAAATTGGAAGTATTAAAAGACGTATTGAACCAGAGGATGTAATTATTAATATTGGAAAAAATGCTAAAGTACCAGAAGCTCCAAAAGGACATAAATGGAAAGAAGTTATTCATGACAATAATGTTAGATGGTTAGCGTCATGGATAGATTCAATTAATGGAGAAAATAAATATGTATGGTTAGGTGCACAATCGAATTGGAAAGCTGAGAGTGATAGAAACAAATTTGATCTTGCAAGAAAACTTAAAAAAAATATAAAACACATTAAAGCAATAAATGATACTAATATGACAAATCCAGAAGAAAAAGTAAGACAAATTGCGACTGCTTTATATTTTATTGATAATTTAGCACTACGAATTGGTAATGAAAAAGGTGATGATGAAGCAGATACAGTTGGTGTTACAACTTTGCGTGTTGAACACATTAAATTACTTGATAACAACAACGTAGAATTAGATTTTTTAGGAAAAGATTCTATTCGTTTTGATAAAAAAATACAAGTGTCCGATCAAGTTTATAATAATTTGAAATCATTTATGAAAGATAAAAATAAAGACGATGAATTATTTGATAAAATGAGTGCACCTGATTTAAATAAATATTTACAGGAATTTATGAAGGGATTAACTGCTAAAGTATATCGTACTTACAATGCATCGTATTTATTTCAAAAAGAACTCAAAAAAATAAGTAAAAAATTTGATTCTTTAGATGATGACAGTAAATTAAATAGACTTTATGATGAATACAATAAAGCAAACGCTAAAGTTGCCTTATTATGCAACCATCAAAAGAAAGTAACAAGTAATTTTAGTGAACAAATTAAAAAAATAGATCAACAGATTAAAAAAGTAAAAAAACAAATTAAAAATGCAAACTCTGATAAAAATAAAGATAAAATTACAAAATTACGAAAAAAAATAGAAGAGTTAAAGGCAAAAAAAAATATTAAAGTTGATTTAAAAGGTGTTGCATTAGGTACGAGCAAAACAAATTATATTGATCCGAGAATTACAGTGGCATTTATAAAGAAACATGGTTTATCTGCTGATAAAATTTTTACTAAACAGTTACAAGATAAATTTTTTTGGGCATTTCAAGTTGATGAGAATTTTAAATTTTAAATAATATCTCACAAGTTAAATATAAATGTCATCAATGTTTAATGATCAAATTATAGAAAATACAAAGCAACCTCCTCATTTGGGAGAAACAGTGTTTGCAAAAGTAATAAATGTTTATGATGCTGATACTGTTACTGTTGTCTACAATATTAATAATAATCCGACTTCACCATTTGTTATAAATGTAAGATTATCTGGAATTGATGCTCCGGAAAAAAAAACTCTTAATGATCTAGAAAAAAAAGCTAGTTATTTGTTAACAGAATTTGTGAATAGTAAGTTACTTAATAAAATTATTAATTTAGAAATTAAGGGGTGGGATAAATATGGAGGTAGAATAGTGGGTAATATTTCTTTAAATGGAGAGTTTGAAGAAAAAGATGTAAGTGATTGGTTATTGAGCAAAAATTTAGTTAAAAGTTTTAATGGAAAAACTAAAAAAGAGGAATGGTCAGATAAAGAATTAAATTCAATAATAGATTTTTTCCAAAAATAATTCGATTATTATTTAAATAATTGTTGCGTTTTTTTTATATTAATTTAAAAATCATATAGTTTATAACAATTAGAATGAATTCAACGAGATTTGGTAGAGGTTCGTTTAATGGAATGAATGGTTTGTTCGGAAGTGTAGCCCAATCATCATTAAGTAAAAAAACTGATGATTTTTTACTACCTTCTGTTGATTATGATAAAATGGTTTCGGATGATAGTTGGATACCAATTTTACCCATTAAAAGTATTGTTGCTGATACTGCAAATAAACCCAAAACCCTCGACGAAGAAATTTTAAATATTATTACATCATCTTTTAAAGAATTATCTAAATATGTTATTAATAGACATGATATTCCATTTAAAGGATTTTCATTAAAATCAAATGATGATAAAAGTGATATTTTAATTGAGATTTGTTTAGGCAGGGAAGTTCAAAATGTTTCGTACGATATTAAACGCCCTTCCACACTAGTATACAATCCAAGTATAGATATGATCACAAGTAAAAGAATTTCAGAAATATTAGAAAACAAGTTTAGAATCCATGAAAGTATGTATAAAAATCATGAATATGTAATGACGTATATTGCTCACAATCTTCATTCTATTGATTGTTATGCTTTTACTTTATTATACAATAAATTAACTGAAGAAGAAAAACAATTGTATCAAATTAACTTAAATTATTTAATTTCAGGAATTAATGATGTTTCTAGATTTACATTGATTCACGAAACAATTAATGGAGTGAACTTTTTAGAAAATAAATGTCTTACTGATGCAGGAGAAAATATTTTAATGATGATTTTACATAACCAAAGCACAAATATTAAAGTAAATGAATATATAGCATTACTTTCATCATATGCTCAAGAAAAATCAAGTTATCCTAACTCAATAAATATTGTTACGGCAATTACTGATTGTGGTAAAAATATTTTTAGTTATGCAAATCTAGATTATTTGACTGTTGATTCCTACAGACATCTTATTAATATGGGTTATGATGTTAATAGTAATTACAAGAAAAATGGTAAATTAACTAACATTGTTTACGATTTATTTAATAGTTTAAATAATAGTATTATAAAAAAAAATAGTACTGATATTGTACAGAGACAAGTTAGCGCGCTTGAATATTTATTGCCATTAAGTGAAACGTGTCAGTTGATTAAGTCTGACATGAAGAAATCAACATCAACATCTTCAACGATAATGTCAACTTCTCTTGATTCCAGTGTAATCTTTAAAATATTAGAAACAATAAATAATTTTGTTTTATCTATTAATGAAGATTGTGACAAAGATTCAAATAATGATTGTTTGGTCAGTAGTAAAAATAACACAGAATCAGACAATAAATATAATATTAGTATTTTGCATAAATTATTACTTTATACTCTTCGTATTAAAAACATCGATATTAATGCAGTTGATAAATACAACAATAATATTTTAGCTGTATTACTTACTTATTTATATAATCCAAATACTAGTTGTCGCTCTTTATATTTTGAACATATTATTACAAGTATTTTAGAAAATTTTGAAGATATTGATGTTAATTACAGAACAAATGACAACGAAATATTGTTGGAAAAAATTATTAACAACAAAAATTTCGAATTATTTGAAACGTTTTGTAATCATCCAATGATAAATTTTACTAATTTAACTTCACAAGGAAGTAATATTGGTTTCTTACTTGTTGATAAAATAAATGAAGAAAACGAATCAAATGTTAAATCAAGATATGTAATGATGTTAATGAATTTATTGAATGCAAATAAATTTAATGTTAATTGTCTTAATCATGAAGATAAAAATATATTGTCTTACATGTGCTCAATACCAAATACTATTGTTAATTTGCAAATTATAAAAAAATTAATTGAAGCGGATATTAATATTAATCAAGTTGATTCACACGGTAAATTTGCAATTGATTATGTAGTAGAAAATAAATATTGGCTAGTTCGTAGTATTTTAATTTAAATACATGCTTGCATTAGAAAAATTATTATGATTATTATCATTGTAGTAATCACTATCATAATCCTCAAGTTGTGGCACTGGAATATGTGTATCGTAATTCTCATCATATTGCCAACTCCAATCGTAATTATTCCCATTATAATGTTCATCGTAATTCCCGTTGTCATTATTATTGTATTGTTCATTATATTGACTATCATCACTGTCCTCATCATCATCACTGTCCTCATCATCATTGTCCTCATTATCATCATCATTATCATCACTATCCTCTTCATCATTATTATCATTATCTTCTTCATTATCTGAAATAATTGATTTACGAAATTTAATTTTTTGTGGTATAACACTTGATACAATACTTGGTAAATCTAATTCTGAATCTGAACTTGTAGTGTCACTATTATTTCCGTTATTTGAATTAAAAGAAAATTCTTTAAAGCCTTCTGGATTTTCATTATTATTAAAAAATTCCAGTTTTTCTAATTTTTTTATTTTCAATTCATTAGAAATTGGTCCAGATATTGATTTATTTTTTGAATAAAATTCTTTTTCTACTGACACAGTATCAGACAATACAGAGTCATGCTCTACAGGAATTTTTCGTGAAAAACCAACAATTAATTTAATTACAAGCTTATTTAATTTAGTTTTAATTATTGTGGCATTTTTTAAATAATCATCGTTATTTTTTTCTGTATTTTGCGTTTCAATTTTGTCCAATTTTATGGGTAGAATTGGATCATAAAAAGAAATATTTGATAAATTATTTTTTACTGGTTTAGAGATTTTCTCTTTTTTACTACTTTCAAGACAAGTGCCTTTAAATGGATCAGTATTTACTATAGTTGTTTTGTTCGGTTTGGGTACATTTAATATTGATGATCTACTAATTAAATCGTCTGCAGTTAAATAATTTGAAAAGGAATTATTAATTGCATAATTGTCCGAAATATTATTTTGTCCTACTGATTTTGAATTTGTTATTGAATTATATGTACCATTTTGATTATTTAGTTGCAATGGTGGAATTATACGATTCTGCTTTTGAGACATAATAAATATTGAAATATAATTAAATTATCGTGCAATACTAATACTAGTGTTTGGTAATTTATTTAAATTTCAATTTTGTTATTATAATACATATGAATGAGCAAATACCAAGACCAATAATTAATACTGGTAATAATTATTATATTATTGCAACTTTACAATTAGTTTATCAAATTAAAGATATTAGAGAATTAGTTCACAAGGAAGCAAAAGTCAATGAAAAATATCCAGTTACCGGATTTTTGCATTTATTACATTATTTGTTTAAAAGAAAGGGGTACAATAGTGGTACTATTAATTATTATAAAAAATTAATGGGATTTAATAATGGACAAAATGATGCAGTTGATTTTTTAAATATTTTTTTGGAAGGATTAGAAATACAAACTGATAAACAAAAAGTAAAAAGACCGCAATCTTGGTCATGTGATGTTAAGAAAAAAATATATAAATATGGTACATCGACAGAATTATTTCAAGACATTAAAAATCATAAATATTTAGTATCAAACGTAACACCCTACAACGTTGTCGAACTTCAATTCAATAAAAGTGACGATTGTAAAATAATTACCGATATTTTAAAAAATCAAACAGCAAGATTAATATATGAAAATCTTAAAAATAATATTACTCCAAATTTGCAAATTGTTGATTATAATGATGCAAAAGCTTATGAAATAATAGATTATTATCCAAGTAAATATTTATTCGTACGTATCCAATCTTTTAATCCCAATAATACAAAAAAATTCCATAAAATTATACTATGTGAGGGTAATAAAAAAGAATCACATAGTATTCATTTCGGAAAAAATTTTTACAAATTAATTGGAGTTATTTGTCATATAGGATCAACTATAAATTCTGGACATTATATTAGTTACGTTAATGTCAAAGGTCAATGGTATAAATGTAACGACTCAAATATTAACAAACATAATGGTAATTTTTTAAATGTACAAAATTATCGTCGTGAATTACCTTACGTAGCACTTTACAAAGTATGCAATAAAA